TATTATTTTTTAGCTTTTGACAAATCTATATTAACATCAATTTTTTCCAATTCATTCTCATCCTGGAAATATTCCATGGGCATAGGCACTGGAACATAAATTGGTTGAGGTGCTTCTTGTGTTTTCTTTTCAGGCATTTGCTCTACTACAAAGTCATCATCAAGATGTTCTGCAATGCCATCAGCAACAAGTTGCTTGCCAAAGTCGGAAAGGAATACGCCTGTTGCGCCTACTGGCTTACCGTTCCAAGGTTTTATTAATCTTAGTTTCATAATTATCTTTTCATTCTTGCCATAAAATCAACTGACATCCAATATACATTTAAGGTAGGATTATATACTTGTGAATCGCTAGACATATATTTAATGGTTTGCACTTCAACTCCATTTATAGTACCTACAAACCTATCAAGGCTATTTCTTATGTTGTTTGCGAGTTCTTGCGTAGTATCATAGCTTTGAGTATAGCAATCAATTTGAAATTGCACCTCCTCCAAATTACTTTGTCCATCCTTGTAATCAACTGGAGTAGAATTAACAATAGTGTAAACACAGAAAGGATATTGCACATCCTGAGGTGTCAAATCAGGATATATTTTTTGCCCAACAATCGCTATAACTGTAGGCTCTGCGCTTAACCTTCCATATATTACTTTTCCTATCATTTCCACCAAATTGTGTTCATACCATTTATTTGAGCCCTTGCCTCTGCAGACATTGCTTTAAAAACTGGTATTTGTGATAAACTCCTTGCTTTTAATACTATCTTTCTTCTCCATGCTTTAGCAGAACCATACACCATATGAGCATAAAAACCATTATAACTTTGCTCACTATTTAAATAGGTATTGTTACCTCTATCTTTTATATAATGAGGTCCTACTGCACCTAATTTCCACTTATATTTTTTAAGTATTTCACTTAATATTTGAACCGATCTTTTTAAATTACCAGGTTCAATTTTATAAGCATATGTTCTTGTATAAACTCTACTTCCAGTATTAATTGTTTTTCCAATGCCTAACTTATTTTTTTCTTGTCCCCATGAAGTAAAATAATGTGTTTCTTTTGACACAGGTATTATTGAACGGTATATTTTTAAAGCAATAGGAGTAGCTGATTCAATAATTTCATGTCTTTGGTCTAAACTAACAACTCTCATTATTTTTTCCATTTCCAAAACTGCATCTGCTAAACCAGTAACAACTAAAGCACTACTTGATCTACTTCCTTTATAATTAGATTTCTGTAAGTCTCGTAAGTGAGATAATTGTTTTTGAGTAAGATACGACATTGTAAAAATTTAAATAGGAGAACACATAAGCATTCTCCTATTATTTAAGCAACTGTTAGCGTTAAAGCACTTGCGTTAAACTTAACCTCATCACCAGATGCAATTGTTTTAGCAGTTGTCAAAGCACCATAAAATAGTAAATCTCCTCCAGTTGCAGAAGTAAACACCGCAACGTGAGTAGCAGATGCGGTAGCCGTTGCACTTGATGTAATAGTAACTGCAGATGCATTCGTAATTGTACCATTTCCACCTATACCTCTTGTCCAAGAACCTGCACCAGAAGCAACAGATACTCTTGAATACAAAGCACCAGTTGCACTACCTCCTTCTCCTGGATCTTGTGAATACAACTGTACAAAAGTAGCAGTCGGAGCAGCTGCAAAAGTTGTTCCTGCTATCCATCCTGTTATTTGGTCTTCCAAATAATTTGAAAAAGCACTCATAGTTTATTAGTTTAAATTATTTAAAATTAGTTCTCTCTTTTTGTTTTGTTTATCCACTCTAAGCACATCGTTTAAATACTCTCTTCCCTCCTTCACTATCGCCTCTCTGTCAAAGTCTTTGTTTTTCACTGCCTCCATGACATCGCCAAACTTCTCATACTTTATTACACCTGGAATATTGTACTCTGGTATGCCCTTTGGCGCAATCGTTACTCCGCCAGCGACTAACATCTCAATGGCAAATATATTGCTCTTTGCAAAGTTAAAATTGTTTTTGAGTAACGGAAATAAGCCGTAGTGACATTGGCTATTGTTTAATGTTTCAAAGTAGCCAAATAGACTACTATTCCATTCCTTTGTTTTCACCTTCGGGAACAAGTGAGCCATAATAAAATCCTGTATGCCAAGCATGGCAACATCGCAGCTTTCATCTTCCGCTAACTCATTTATATAACTTGCTATACTACCTATGTCATCTAAGTGATGCATGGAGCCTCTCCAAATAAATCTTATCTTATCTTCTATCTTAGGCACTGGCATAAATGGCTGTATGATTGGATTCCATCCATTATTTATAACTGTGCTTGCAATGCCTTTGTGATATGGCATATAATACTTTTGCAAGGCATGAGTAGAATAAATAATGTGGTTAGCAAACTTAAAACAATCCTCAACCGTTTTACGCATTGCCTCATGGCTTAGTCCAATGTGTGCAGGATTAGTCCTTGTTGTTTCGTGTAGATTATCGTCATGGTCAATAATAATCTTCTTACCCATCCTCTTACACTCTCTTAGCATCTCAAAGTAAGGCATACCATTAGGAGATTTAGCCACCACCACATCAACATCCATTAAATCATACCACTTTGCCGATTCTATTGCAAGGTATCTTATATCATGCCCCATGTAGGCATAGCAGCCAACTGTCCGATAAAAGTCGGTAGCTGGAGAGTTAATGTTTGTAAAAATGGCTATTTTCATCGTGTTAGGTTTATTTCTATCCAGTTGCCTGTTTCCTCATTCCATTGGTACATTTTACCATCATTTGGATAAGGTATAGGTGATTGCCAAATGCAAGTTTCTTCGTTCAATGTCCAAGAAGGAAAAGGTTTAGGTTCTATGAAAGCATCTCTAATAATGTCATAATAATAACCCTTGCCAGCATATTTTTTTCTAAACTTATTGTTATAAGATGTTTGCTTCCAATTATTATGGTTGTATAACTGACTTAAAAAATCAATTCCTTTTTGTTCTATTTCAACACCATTAACAGTAATCATATAATTATCTAAAACTATAACCTCAAGTACAAAATTATTTTCATCAAGTTTTGCAAAGTGTGCCATCTTAACTAAATTTTATTGAACCAGAACCATTAAAGGTAAATATAAAGTATTGACCACTTGTTGACCTTGTACCACCACTATAATCAGCTGAATTAGTAATGTCAATAGTTGAGCGTATTATAACAACTCCAGAACTACCACTATTTACACTACTTGCACCACTGGTTACATATCCTCCACTACCTCTATTTGCAGCGTGTAAATATCCCGTACCAAAGTCACCAAGAACAGGGTTAGTAGCACCAGCACCACCTGGACCACCGCCAGCGTATGAAACGCTTGAACCAGTTATGCTATTTGTTTTAGCATTACCACCAGCACCTCCTTTACTTGCATTTTGCGATGGGCTACCTCCAACACTACCAGCACCACCACCTCCAGCGCCAGCACCTCCATTAGTATTTACTACACTTCCTCCAGCAAATCCTTGCGTTGGACTTGCTGCGCTACCTCCTGACCTCGTAGAATCGTTACCACCAGCACCAGAACCAGAACCTCCTGTATTACCAGCTACATCATTTAACACACCTCTACCGCCTCCTGTTGCTGTAATTGTAGTTATACCAGTACCACTTATAGAGGAATTCCCACCATCTAAACCAACAGTAGCTTGACTACCACTTGCTGTACCACCGCCACCAACTGTTACTGTGTATGTAACACCTTTTGTTAGATTAATTTTTGATTCAGCTGCAGCATTACCTCCATTACCATCAACTGTTGAGCGTAACCCACCAGCACCACCTCCAGAATAATAAAATATACCACTTGTTCTCCAAGCCGCACTACCACCACCAGCAAGAACAAGATAATCTATTTCTACAATAGGCTGAACGACATCCAATGTCGCGTTCGTCACCGTTGCCGCTCCCGTGACACTTGCCGCCAATGTTGCCGTTCTTTCTATAGTTGCATTTGTCACAGAGCCCGAAGCCATTAGTGATGAAACAAATGTAACTCCAATACCTGCCTCAACGCTTGTCTGTGCCGTTGCAGTCATTTCTGCAGAAATAATCCTTGTTATCTGTGCATCAACTGTTGTCTGTGCCGTTGCATTTAACTCTGCGTTTACTGTGTATGATAATGTAGCATTTGCCGATGTGTTAGCCGTAGCATTTGCAGCTGCGTTAACTGGTATAGATAACTGTGCCGTACTTTGTGTATTAGCCGTTGCTGTAGCACTTGCCTCAATCACTTTAGTCAATGTAGCGTTTAATTCTGTCGTTGCGCTTGTAGTAGGACTACTTTGCATTGTAACTGTGCGCTTAATTTCAGCTGCAACTGTGCCTAATCCACTTAATGCAGCATCCACACTAACCAAACCTTGCGTTACAACATCAACATCAGCCGATGTCGTAGCACTTGCATTTAATGTACTTAATAAAGTTTTACTTACTAAAGCATTTGCCGATAAAGTAGAATTTGCATTTAATGTACTATCTATATTTATAGCTTTTGTTACCGCAGCAGCTAAAGTGCCGTTTGCCGTAACATCGCTATTTATTGGTATCACTTTTGTAGCATTGGCAGAAAGATTGCCAGATGCGGAAAGGGAAGCCGCAGCCAAGACTTGACCTTGTTGGCTAACTGTTAATTCAGCGTTTGTTGTTGCTATCGCATTCATTGCAGCAAGGACATTGTGTATCACTTTAATATTGGATGATACATTGGCATTCGCTGAAAGGATGGCAGCAACGGAAACGCCCGTAATAATGTAGGAGTCGTAAAACTCGCCTTGAAAACTTATAAATCTTCTATCGTGACTTACCTTTATATTTCTTACTTGATATAGTTTATCATTCCAAATAATACGACTTTCTTCATCTATGCCTGTCGTATATCTTATAGTAAAGTCGCTTATATTTTTAGCAGTATTCTTTCCATCTATCACCGTTTCATTGGATGGAGGCAACTTGCTTTCGGCATTAGCCCAAACGGTAGATAAATCTGCCCATGATTCCTGGGCAAAGCCTGTATCTGATTTTGAACGTGTGACATTTTGGATAGTAATCCTGTCACGCATTCGACCAATAATTTCATTTTTGTTATACTTCATTAGAAATATTGAACGCGATATTGGTCAAGTAAATATTGGGAAGCCGTAGGTAATTTTCTAACGTAATCTTGCCTATTCTCATAAGTATCGGCTATCATTAATAAAATAGCTTGTCTTATTTGAAATGGCACACCGCTACTTTCTGTGTCGTATCCAGCCGTGTAAGTAATTGTAACATCATTTATATTCCCATAAAGTGTTGGCCATGTCTTGCCGTAGCCAAGCGTTAACCTTGCAGGCTTACTGAATGTGTCAACGACATAGTTAGTAGATGCAAAGGTTTGCGTAGTATTTTGGCTATCTGCGTACTGGAAATTAGTAACTGCAATAACTGGAGATACACTAAGGTAAATAGTAGGATTAGACAACCTATCAAATTTCTCCGTTATTGTTTGTGTTATTAATGCTTGATTTAAATAACTTTCTGCCACCATCCTTGCACCTTTAATTAAAGTATTTATCATTGTGTCCTCGTTTGAGTC